AAAACTTCCGTTGGCTGGCCAAGGAGAACGCAACACAGACCGTGTCCGACTGCCTCCAACCCGCCATCCGCTACACCAAGGAAGAATGCCTCGACCTGCCTGAGATGACCTACACCAAGCGCCGTGTCGAGTTGACCAAGCAACAGGAACGCTACTACGGCATGCTCAAGAACCGCATGGTCATCCAAGCCGCAGGGGAAGAAATCACATCGGTCAACGCCGCAGTGAACATGACCAAGCTCCTGCAAATATCTTGTGGTGCGGTGTACTCCGATTCCGGCGAGACCTTGGAGTTCGACATCAAGAACCGCTACAACGTGCTCACCGAGGTGATCGACGAGTCCAGTCAGAAGGTGCTCGTGTTCGTGCCGTTCAAGCATGTGATCAGCATCCTTGCCGAGAAGCTCAACGCCGATGGCTACACGACCGAGGTGATCAGCGGGGACGTGCCCGTGGGCAAGCGCACCGACATCTTCAACCGCTTCCAGACCGAACCCAACGGCACCCGAGTGCTGGTCATTCAGCCTCAGTCAGCCGCCCACGGCGTGACCCTCACCGCCGCCAACACCGTGGTGTGGTGGGGGCCGACATCCTCCCTTGAGACCTACGCCCAAGCCAACGCCCGAGTCCACCGCTCGGGTCAGCGCCACCCCTCCACAGTGGTACAACTGGTGGGGTCAGGTGTAGAAAGACACGTTTACAACTTATTAGATAATAAAATTGATGTTCACTCAAAAATTGTTGAACTTTACAAAGAAATACTTGAATAAGCTGTAAAACGCCACTATAATAAAAACCCCAACAACAACTGGAGAACGAAGTGACAGACATTCCTGACTACAAACAGCGCCGCGCTGAGGAACTGATGAAGTCGGTTCGCACAATGGCAGACCTCAAGACAGCCATCATGCAGGGCATCCGCAAGGTGCATGCAGAGCGAGAGGTCACCACCCCCATCCTGCTCACCACACTGGCTGAATTGCTTGCGTTGGCGGCAGTGGAGCATGGGGTGCCATTCGAGAACTACATCGACCAAACGAAGCAAGCCTACGGCCTTGCCATCGCCCATCAAAAACTCGCCGACGAGGTTAACCATGACTGAGCCAACCGACACCCCCACAGAAGCCCCTGCCTTACCACCTGAGAAGTTGGTCAAGGTGTACCTCAAGATGAAGGCCAAGCACGACGAGATGCGTGTCGCCTACGAGACTGAGGAGAAGAAACTCAAGGCTCAGATGGACAAGGTAAAGTCTGCCCTCTTGGGGTTCTGCAAAGACCAAAACGTGGACAGCGTACGCACAGGCGAAGGCTTGTTCTACCGCACCGTCAAGACCAACTACTGGACAAACGACTGGAAGTCGATGCACGAGTTCATCGTTCAACACAATGCGCCGCAGTTACTGCATGAGCGCATTCACCAAACCAACCTCAAAGAGTTCCTTGAGGCCCACCCTGACTTGTTACCACCGGGACTCAATGTGGATAGCGAGTACACCATAACCGTACGGAGAAAGTGATGAGTGAACCTTTCGTGCCAATCGAAGAATTGGCCAAGCACTTCACGGTTTCGGTATCAACTGTTCGTGCATGGGTGCGACAGGGCTACATTCCCAAGGACACGTACCTGAAGATCGGTAACACATACCGCTTCAACGTCTCCAAGGTTGTGGATGCCCTATCCAACGCACCCAAGGACGAGCCGCAAGTACCGAAGACTGAAGACCCCAAAGCGCCTGTTCAACTTGAACTGGCTTTCAATGACCCCAACGAAGACATGTAACTGGAGAACGAAGATGAGTAACGAAATGACCCTGTTTGGCAAACCCAACAACGCCGCCCTCGCATTGCTGAGCGGCATCGAAGACAACCTGACAAGCACCCTCGCAGGTGGTGGCGGTGGCAACAAGCGCATCAGTATTGAAGGCGGTGCATTCCGCGAATACATCGGCGGCAAAGAAGTGCGTGTGAGCGAAGAACGCTCCATGAAGGTCATCCTGATCAACGCCGCACCTGTGTCCCGTATGTTCTTTGAGGGCACCTATGTGAAAGGTCAGAAGACCAAGCCCACATGCTGGTCAAGCGACACCCAAACCCCTGACAAGGCAGTGCCTGAAGATCAACGCCAAGCCAAGTTCTGCAAGGACTGCAAGCAACACATCAAAGGTTCCGGTCAAGGCGACACCCGCGCTTGCCGTTTCCAACAGCGTATTGCCGTGGCACTCGATGGCGAGTTGCACAAAGAAGCCGTGTATCAGATCACACTGCCATCGACATCTGTGTTCGGTGATGCAGAGGGTAAGAAGATGCCACTGCAAGCCTACGGTCGCCACCTCAAGGCATACAACACCCCCGCGATTTCTATCGTGACCGAGATGCGTTTCGACATCGACAGCGCCACTCCCAAGTTGGTGTTCAGCCCTGTCCGTGCGCTTGAGGAAGAAGAACTCGCTATCGCAGTGAAGTTGCAGAACCACCCTGACACCATCAAGGCAATCACGTTGAACGTGTCGCAGATGGACGGCGTGATTCCCGCACCGAAAGCTGAGGAGCCTGCACCTGCACCCAAGGCCGAAGCCAAGCCTGCGCCGAAAGTCGAGAAGGTTGAAGCTGAGGAAGTGCCCGAGCCAATCAAGGTGACCAAGAAGTCCGCACCTGCTGTGGAAGAAAAATCCGAGTTGAGCGACATCGTTGGAGACTGGGACGACTGATTTGTTTTAGGGTGGGGTCGCTCCCCACCCTTTCTTTTCAGTCATCTCATTCACTCTAACTATCGGCGGCTATGGAAACAAAAACATTTCTGGAGTCGGTACTGGGGGACGAAGGGTACTACTGCATATTTGCCTATCGGTTATCCGATGATCGCAAGGTTCAGAAGTTCTACGACAACCTCGATGCCGCCATCCATGCTGCTCACAATTTAGATGCTGAAGGGTATGACGCTTATTTTGCGTTGGGCACTTTTGACCAAGCAGGGTCTCGCAAGGCACCCAACGTAAAACAACTTAGATCATTCTTTCTTGACCTTGACTGTGGGCCAACAAAAGACTACGCGACACAGAGCGAAGCTCTTGCCGCATTACGTACGTTCTGTAAAGAACTCAAGCTACCTCGCCCGACCATCGTAAATTCGGGACGTGGTATCCATGTGTATTGGCCGTTGACCGCGCCTGTTTCACGTGAAACGTGGGTGCCGGTTGCCGAACAATTCAAGCGCATGTGCGCAAAGCAAGGCATGCGGAATGACCCCGCCGTGCCAGCGGATGCGGCGCGTGTGTTGCGGGTTCCCAATACGCACAACCACAAGCCCAACCCCCCTGCCCCTGTGCAGATCGTGGGTGAAGCAGGTGCACCTGTTGAGTTTGACGTGTTCCGTGACCTCATGGGTGACGATACCTCGATCTTGGTGCCCCCTAAGAAGTACACCCCGAACCAACAGGATGCCATGATGCAAGCCCTGTCGGGCAGTTTCGTGAGTCGGTTCAAGACCATCTTGATCAAGACCATGAGCGGCACTGGGTGCGAACAACTCAAAGAAGTCGTCAACAATCAGCCGAACATCTCGGAGCCTCTGTGGAGGGCTGGGCTGTCGATTGCCAAGTTCTGTGTCGATGGTGGCAAAGCAATCCACAAGATTTCTGCCAAGCATCCCGAGTACACCCCCGAAGGCACAGAGCAGAAGGTTGACCTGATCAAAGGCCCGTACCTGTGCACACGTTTTGACGAGTACCGCGCAGGTGTCTGCCCCGACTGCAAGCACTGGGGCAAGATCAAGTCCCCCATCTCGCTCGGGCGTGAGGTGGAAGAAGCTGATGAGTCAGACAACATAGTCATTGAGAAGCCACTGGACGTGACGGCGGCAACGCCGATTCGATACGTCATTCCGAAGTATCCGCACCCGTACTTCCGAGGCAAGAGTGGTGGGGTGTTCAAGCACTCCAAGAACCAAGAGGGCGAAGACAAAGACGTGATGGTCTATTTCAACGACCTGTATGTCATACGGCGCATCAAAGACCCCGAAGCAGGTGAGTCGTTGGTGATGCGCTTGCACTTGCCCAAAGACGGTGTGCGTGAATTCACGTTGCCGTTGACTGCTGTGGGCACGAAGGATGAGTTTCGCAAGCAACTTGCGGCACAGGGTGTGGCAGTCCTGAACGTACAAGAACTGATGGAGTACACAATGCGATGGGTAAACGAATTACAGTTTAATTCTGAAGCCGACGAAGCATGTCGGCAGTTTGGGTGGAAGGACGATTCGCACGAGTCGTTCGTCGTCGGCAACATGGAAATCTACAAAGACCGTGTTGAGGTGAGTTCGCCATCCGCCGCTACCGTGGGGCTGTTCCCGATCTTCAAGTCCAAGGGCACGTTGGAGAAGTGGAAGCAGACCATGGAGTTCTACAACCAACCCAACATGGAACTGCACCAATTCATGTTTGGGCTTTCACTGGGCTCCGTCCTCATGGAGTTCCAACCGATCAACGCCGCCGCTTTCCACGCATGGAGCAAGGGCTCGGGCTTGGGCAAGACCACGGCGATGTACGCAGGTGCATCCATTTGGGGTGACCCTGACCTGTTGGTGATGCAAGAGCGTGACACGTTCAACTCGAAGATGAACCGTGCCGAGGTGTACAAGAACATCGTCTGCTACATGGACGAGATGACCAACACCAAGCCGCAAGACCTGTCGGACTGGGCATACCAACTGCCGAGTGGTCTGCAACGCAACCGCATGGGGCCGAAGGGCAACGTCGAGCGCGTACGTGGCAAGCCATGGAAGACACTGTTCGGCACAACGGGTAACACATCAATGCTCGAACGCATCGCGCTGTTCAAGGCTCTGCCACAAGCGGAAGCTCAGCGTGTGTTGGAGTACCGAGTCGAGCCTGTGAAGTTCGCCACCAAGTCTGAGACCGATGTCTTCAGCACCGCCATCAAGGACAACTTCGGGCATGCGGGTGTGATCTACATCCAGTACATCCTGAACAACTTGGATGCGGTCAAAGAACTCGCCATGACAGTGCAACGCAAGTTGGATTCGGCATCAAGCCTGTCTGCTGAGAACCGCTACTGGTCTGCCTTGGCTTCACGCACCATCGCAGGTTTGATGTTGGCCAAGAAAGCTGGCCTGATCACTTGGCAGATTGCGCCGATTGTGCAGTGGATTGTCAAGGTGATGGCCGAAGCCAAAGCTATGGTGGGTGAGATGAACGTGAACGTCGAAGCCCAACTGACTGACTACATGGCCGAGAACTACAACAACATGCTCCGCATCACATCGACAGAAGATGCACGGAACTCTGCTGGCGCACTCGACAAGATCGTGGTGCCCGACAGTTCACCTCGTGGTCAGTTTGTTGCACGGTACGAGTATGACGTGAAGAAGCTGTACTTGCTGATCAAGCCCCTCAAGGCATGGTGTGGCAAGCAACAGATCAACTACGCTGGCTTTGTTGACGGCCTGAAGACGGGAAACACCAAGGCAATCAAAGCCAAGGTTCGACTCGGCAAGGGCACCCACATCAACATGCCGCCGACCGATGTTTTGGTGTTGGACTGTTCAGGGTTTATGGACGATGAAACTGAGCAAGCTCTGGCGACAACCGCCGCGCTGTTCGAGAAACAGAATCAGGCTTGACGATCTCGCACCCGATGGGGTGCGTATCGTTGTCCGCTGGGACAAGTTCCCAGTGGGTGCCTCTGTGTTCATCCCCTGCATCAATACGTTGGAACTCGTCAGGCAGATACACCAGATAACAAGTCAATGGGAGTGGGTCGTCCACTACCGCCCGGGTATTGAAGGTGGCTACTGGGGGGTTCGCATTTGGAGACGGTTGTGATAGTATCGCCCCGACAGGAAACTGTCACTTCGTTCTCCTTTGAAAAGAGATTTAGCCCCCGCCGTAATAAGCGGGGGCTTTTTTAATCCAGCAGCCCGTTGTCGTATTCAGCGGCGTTCTGTAACAACTCAGAGCGCAACTTCTTGTTGAGCGTCACACCGTGGTACATCTCCTGAGATGTCTTGATGTGTTGCGCCATCGAGTTCTGGATGGTCTTGGCTGTGATGGCCGCAGACGGGTGGGACTTGTTGAACTTGAACATGTCGTCCAGTGCATCGGCCATACCGTCAGCGTCACCGTTCCGTGCGGAGATGTAGTAGTCACGCAGAATCTTGGTGCGTTCCTTGGTCGCACGGCGCTCAATGTTTTTGAGCGATGCGTTGATCTCCAACTGTCGGGTGTATTCGGCAGGTGCAAACCCAAGGAACTGAGCGCCAGCGTTGTACGCGCTGATGTCGCCAACGATGGGGTCGCCACGCAGGGTGTTGGCACCCTCGGTTGCGAAGCGAATACCCTTGAAGCCGTTGGCAATACCTGCGGGGAGCATGCGCTCCAGACCACGTTGGGTCTCACCTTCGTTGATCAGCTTGACACCTTGTTGGATGCGGTCGGCCACGCCATAGACAGGGCCACCCATGAGTTGCATGAACGCCAACACAGCGTTGTCTTGCTCACGGTATCCGGTGCTGTTGATCAGCAGGTCGGACAAGCCGATACGGTTGGCAATCGCAGTACCGGTCAGGTAGTTGACTGCGCCGTTGAACAAGCCTTCGCCGAGGTACTTGCGTGCGGCGGTCTCGGCATCATCCTCGTCATCACCCTTGAACAAGTTGTAGACAGCGGCCAAGATACCGAACATCGGCAGACCCTGCACCCCAGCCATCATGCCAGCGGAGGCGTAGATACCAACGATCTGGCGCATGGCGGCTTCGCGGACTTTCTTGTCCTCAGACTTCATGGCTTCACGGGCCGTCTTGAACATCATGTAGTACATGGAAACACCGTACCGCTTGTACATGAACAAGATTTTGCCGATGGAGTTCTTGGCCAGCAAAGGTGCGCTACCTGCGGATGCGCCACCGTTCATCAACTCGGTCACTTCGACCGCATTCTTGGCGGCTTCGGTGCGTGCGGCACTGTCAATGTTCCTGCCTTCCTTGGCCATCCGGTCAAGCTCAAGCTCGTAGGATGCGATCAGGGAGATTTGGCGGTTCATGCGTTCGCCGTGGTGGAAGATGAAACCAGACCATGCGTTCACACGGTTCAAGGCAGTGGACTTCTCGTCCATGTCCAAGATGTCATGCGTCATCGAGCGGCTCAGCAGACCGTAGTCCTCGGCCACTTGTGACAACTCTTTCAGGCGCTTGACTTCAGGCGGCACGTCCTTGGCATCAAAGTCGTAGTTGTCCAGAGAGAAACCTGCACTCAGTTCAATCTTGGACTTGCCGTCCGATGTGGGCACCGTCATCTCAGCGTTGCGCTTGAGGCCGCTACCAAAGAACAGGCGCGTTGCCGAGCCGATGGCTTTGGTTGTTTCGGAGTAGCCGTACTTACCACCGAGGTAAGGCATCATCACCAACGGAACCTGCGACATGTTCACCAGCGCCGAGGACACGTTGAAGCCCAGCGTCCAGCTAAATGCTGTCGATGTCAGAGCCTTTGACCATGGGGAGATTTCAGGGCTGACCAGCGTTTGGATGTGGCTGTTCAACTCGTTGGCCATGCCACGAGCGACCTCGGTGTTGTTTTTTTCCTTGACGTGCTCGTCGATCTCATCACGCAGTTGGTACATCTTGCCGCTGTACTCAAGGTTGGCCAGTTGGTGTGCCATGCTCATGGAGCGTGTAAAGAACGCAGCAGGTGCATCGAAGCTGAAGCCGGGCGTGTTCTTACGTTTGCGGAACGCTTGAGCAAACGATGATTCAGGCAGTGTTGACAAGAACAGACGCATGATCTCATCGGTCACTTCGGGATCAACTTTGTTCGCTTCAAGCGTACGCAAGATAGAGTTCACGAAGGACGTGGGAGGTGCATCTTTGTACGTGCGCTTGGAGTTGCCAGTGAAACGCTGGATGTCTTTTGCACCACCAGCCGCTTCCAGTTGTTTGATCGCACGCTCACGCTCAACTGAGGTGTCGAAGTGCTCGACGAAGTGTTCCAAGTTGCCATCACGCCCCTTGGCGTTGTAAGACAGGCGGTAGTCGCCCGAACGCATCAACGGGAAGTACGGCTCAATCTTGCCCTTGGTTGCAAGGCGCTGATAGATTTCGGTCTTGAGCTTCTTGGCGTCTTCCTTGTCCTTCACCGAGGTGTCGATGCGGTTGAACATTAAGTCCAGCAGGTCGTCGTAAGTCTTGGCGTAGGTATCACGCATCTGCTTGTAGACGCTTTGACCTTCGTCGCCGAGCTTCTTCCACTGGGGTTGCAGGGCATCCCACACCTTTAGTTTTTCTGGGTCGGCATCCCCCGCCTTGGTTGCTATTTTTACTTTTCCAGTACCGCCCCGTGCTTCATGTTCACTTGTAGCTGTGTTGTTTAACGCCAAAATTTCAGCGTCACGCTCAGAAGCAGTATCAAATTCTTTGACTATGGTTCGGCCCCCTTGTGGGTATTCAAGGCGGTACTTGGCGTAGTGAGAGCGAGGTTTGGACGGGTCAACTTGATCGAGCGTACTGGTGGCGATGACATCGTTCAGGATAGCTTCTTTCTCGGGGTTGCCCTTCACCCAGTTCTGGATGCGCTTCATGGTGGCTTCGGTCGCACGCTTACGCTTATCGACTGCACCGTTCCACAGCTTCTCCAACTCATCGAGCTTGGGTGCCATGGGGATGTCTTTCTTGGCAACCTCAGTCAGCGCATTCAGCGGCAGGCTACGGAGCACCATCTTCTTGACGGCGGAGGGCACGCCCTCACGGAACAACTCGTAGATGCCACCAATGATCTTGTTGTCCAGCGCAGGCAACGACAGGATTCGGTCGTCCAAAGTCTTGAACATCGCCGAGCTTTTGCCCAGTAAAGACG